GATACCGAATTGTTTCAAGTCTTGAACTTGCTCACGAGTTACTGCAGCAGCAACTTGGTAAGTTTTAGCCTCAACAGATTTGTTGAATAGGCTCAAGTTCATTACGTTATCTTGAGTAGACTCACCTTCTAATCTTGACATAGGCTCAGAAGAACCATCCCAGGTATTAGAAGAGAAACCGATTACGTGATCTTCAAGAGCTTTTACTAAAGCAGGAGCGCTAGATACAGTAGCTCCAGTAGCAACACCGCCAAGAGCGATAGTAGCACCAGTAGCGAAAGCAGAAGCAACAGTTTTACCAGATCCGAGAGAATCAACTTTCCAGATTTCGTATCCGTCAATTCTTGATTCACCTACGAAGGTAACAGTTGCATCAGCAGCACCTACCGAGTAAGTAGTACCAACAACGAATGCAGTACCAGGAGCGGTAGTATCAGCTTTGATGATAAGTGGCATATCAGGTGAAGTTCCAACACCAGATAAGAATCCACCAGTTTGTCCGACAGTAGGTACTTTACCTCCAGCGTACACAAAATCTAAGTAAGTCAAGATTCCCATAGGGCCGTTCATAGGAACAACCGGTACAAGATCAAGACCAACAGTTTGAGCCGCAACTTGCATTGCAAGTGGAAGAAGAGTGTAAGGCTTATCGCCAGAACCTGTAGTTTGAGTATCGAATGCAGTTTGAGCACCTGGGTTACCAGGGAATCTAACTGACCCCATACCATTTACAGAACCAACAGTTGCGTAAGAATTGTTCTCATACAACTCGTGGTTATGGCAATATTTTGACATCCACTCTAATTTACCTTTGTCTTCGATTCCGGTAGTAGACTCAATAATAGGAGCCCATTTACCGAAGATTTCAGATTCATTAATTAAGTTCATGATTGTCTTAATTTTTTTAGGGTTTATTTGTTAAAGCGTCGTTTAAGTCCTTCTGTAACAGTATCCATGTAAGTGTTTGGAGTTTCATACTTTGAATCGTCTTTCGATTCGTTCAAAGATTTTTCTTCAACCAATTGCTCAGATGGATTGTGTGAACGTAATTCTCTAGTTGCCCAGAAGTGATCGATCTTATACTGAGTATCGAGATTTCTCACAGATGCTTGAGCTTTAATCGCAGTTTGTTGAGATTCATTTAATGACTCCCACAAGCTTTGATATTTGCTCGGCATATTTTCTAGCCAATCTAAAGTCTTAACAGGCTCAGCGAATACTGACTCCCAAATAGATGATGCATCAGCAGATCCAAACCAAGATTTTGACTCATAAGCTCTAATAACTTGCGTTTTAGTCTCATCATCAAATCCTTTAAATTCGTTTCTACGTGATTCATTCAAGAAATTTAAGAAGTGAGTGTTAGCAGACGTTTCTTCCACTTTTTGCGTCTTAGCGGATTCGACTAACGCTTGAATTTTATTTGATAGTTCGTTTTTGAATGTTTCGTTTTCAGTTACAATTGTTTCTTCTACAGTAGTTTCTTCAGATTCATTAATAGGCTCTTTTGAAGTTACCTCAACCTCAGCCTCATTTAATGACTTAACAATATAATCAGTATATTTACCTAAGTTTTCTACGTTTTCTTTAATATACTCGCTATATGAAACCGCAGCATCGATACCTTCAACCAAGTAGTTTTGATAATCGATTACTTTGTCTACGTTTTCGTTAACATAATCTTGATATTCGAAGCGACTGTTTACATTTTCAACTACATGCTTAGAATACTCAATATTTTGATCGGTTTTAAGACCAACATATTCAGCATAATCTTTTACTCTAGTAAGATTTTCAATGATGTAATCGTTGTGTGAAATTAAATTGTCAACGTTTTCGCTCACCTTCTCAACGTAAGAAGATAATTCGTTAACTCTCTTAGCAACCGTTTCGGTATATTGAATTAAATCAGGAGTTTGGTTACCTTCCGTGATCTTTTCCATATCACCTTTAAGAGATTCAAATTGCTCTTTGATGATTTTTGAGTATTCGTTAAAATCCTCGACGGAAACGAAATTACCTTGTCCCTCATTAATGGTTTTCATATCTGTAGAATTTTCCATTGTTTCGAGTTCTTTTTGTATTTCTAAGTTGTTATTTTCTATATATCCTTGCAATTCAAAGATTTGTACATTATCGTCGTTCTCGAAACCATAAGCTTCATTAACTCTTTTGAGTTCGGCGTTTTCAAATCCAGGATCTGCCACTAAATCGTAAGTAAATAACTTCTTGATTTTAACGTGACCATTATTCTCAACCACACCAGCAGCTCTACTTGAAATATGAATAGGAATACCTCCATCAACAAGAGCTTTAGCTTGTTTTCCAGCCTCAGTATCAAGCAAACGGATTTTACCTTTTACTACCTTATTGGCTTTATCATAAGTGATTTCTTCTATTACGTGTGATACGTTTTTTAATGAGATGTCAAATTGCTTAGGGTGATCTAATTCACCAAGCAACTTGCCGTTTTTAATCTTCTCTTGAAGAGATTCAATGTGAGGAATTAATTCCTTTTCATCATAAATTCGGTTATTCTTATTCTTCTTACCGATTTCAGAAAAGGTACCTTCCAAAACATATTTTTCGTCGGCACTTGCTTCGAGGATCGATGTTGATCTTTCGAGTACCAATAATTTTGGTTGATCCATTGCTAATAGATTATTTTAACTTTTTATTATATATCTGTGTTCAGTTTTACAAATGACATTACATGCCATCCTCGTCTTGTGCCATTGCATCAAGTTCTTCTTGCTCTTTCTTCTTCATTTTTGCATTAGATCTAATATCCTCTTCACTAAGATCTAAGAAACGTCTAATTAAGAATTCAGATGAGAAGTATTTAATTTCGTTTCCATTTGGATCGTAATCAACAAGTCCATCCTTCATTGTGGTAATAAAGTCAATTCTCTTTTGTAATAACTCCATTTCCTTCATTTCTTCGAAGACATTATACTTGTTAAATTTAACACCAACCTGAGACTTAAACGAATCATCGTTCATTAAGTCAGGATAATCTAATGTCATTTGAATCCAAAGGGGTTTTACTACGATTTCTTGGAATACTGATCTTAAGCGATTAATAAATCTACCGAATTTAATTTCGTCTCTTGTAAGTCCTTCAGCATTGATTTCCCATGATGGCGGATTTTCAACATCGAATCGGTTCATAGGAATTTTAGAAACTCGGCGTAAATTTTCTTTGAAGTATTTTAATGAATCTGTATCTGAAAGATCAGGACCATCACCGCCGATTGTTTCGATTTGTGGAGAACCAGCGTCACCCTCAGGTAACCAATATTCTTTATTAAATGGCATCATCGGACGACCATTAGTTTTTAATTCACCACTATCATAATCAAAATCAACCTGTTCACGATAGTTTTGCATCAAAACACCGAGAGATTGTTTTGCTCTCGTTTTCGACTTACCACCGACAGGAATAATAAATTTAGTTTTGAACGATGAATTAACAACTGCCCAAATAATTCTAGAATGCTCCATGATACGAAGCAAGTTAAACGAACGAATAAGTCTCTCAACGTAAGATATTCGAGTTGGCGAATTCATGTTAGCATAGGAAATGTAAATGATCTGCGAATCATATAACATCCTTGCTTTTCCAGGAACATCCTTAAATTGTTTCCAAACTCTTTTACCTTGATCGTCGATTCCTGGTTCTAATGTGATCGGATCTAATTCCTTGAATCCGATAACGTTTCTCTGATCATTATCATATATTATCTCAAACGCTAGATAACCATCAACTAGCCATTTCCTAAAGTATGACCAAGCGGTGATATCGTTATTAAAACCAAAGTATTGATAAATTCTCTTGAAATTAATTGAAATGGCTCCTCGAATTTCTTCAACCTTTTCGGGTGCTAATAAATCATCATCAAATAAAAGGGGATCACAAAAATAATTCTTGCTATCATAAACAACACACTCATCACAAAGTGTATCTAAAATTTCTTCTATTTCATCTTGAACCGCGAATCTTCTAAGTTCTTCTCGCTTTTTTGGATATGACTTATCAAATATTGATATTGATTTTTTGAGTGCAATATCGGAAAGTGCAAGGTTTGCAAAAAGCGCATAATCATCATAATCACCACCAACTAAACCTCGTGGATCGTATGTCCAACCGAATTGATCCTCAACAATACCAACGGCTTGAGAATTACGAAGCACCATATCGTCGTACTTCATTCCAAAAGAACTGAGTTGTTTTAGGGCATTAGATGCAATAAACCTAGGTCCATTTGCACCATCACCTCTTTCTACAAATCCTGCCATTTCTTATTGTTTTTTATTAGTTTATATATTTACTTCTTTTTTCTCAACTTTTGGATGTATTGCTCATATAAAGTTTTAACATCGTTTTCTTGTATACCTTCATAATCATTCCAATTAATCATAACCGCCCTAATCCAATCTTCATAGCATACCACTGATACTTCTTGCATTCGATTATAGTAATATTGACGGACACAATGTCCTAATCCCCATTGACCTAAATTTCTTTCTAATAATCTAAAATCTATATCAACTTGATCTTGTTCGTTGGCTCTTCTCCATTTATTACCACTCGCTGCATTAATAATATCGCCTTCATATACTCGGAATATTTCGCCAACCATCCAATATCTAGCGACTTTAGGAAGGAAATTAATATTAATACCAACTTCTAATCCTTTTGCGTTTTGTCCTAATGATATAATCATTGGAGACTTATCAAAATAAGATAATCGATCTTTAGTAAGAGGATCATATCTAAAATGATATAATTTACCCCATGTCAAATTTTGGCCCGATACTGCTTCGACGTAAGTTGAATCTCTATCAACTAAGGTTTCATGAAACCAGTCATACGCATATTGGGCAGCCTTTTGACGACCGCCATATTTCTTTTCCCATAATTCAACATAGGCTTGAAAATTACGTTTTATCTCATCCAATTCCGGTAATTCTGCAAAAGCTTCTCCTCTAATAAAATCTGCCATATCTTATTATTTTTTGAAAAATGATTCAGTCACAACTAAAAACTTCCAACCCCTTTTATGACACCAATGCTCTGCGAATTGTATTTTACACATATTCGTTACATACATTTCGTATGCATATTTGTAATTTGCAACCGCCTTTTTTGTTTTTCTTTTTGGTGGTGTTGGTTTTTGTAATTGTGCTGATGGTTTAACTTCGATGAGATACTCGTCACCATTATCCAGTTTCATATAATAATCTGGGAAATATGAGTGTTCTCTCCCATCGAGACTATTTATGTATTTGATCTTTACTGGTTCAGATGACCATTGTAATATTTGTGGATTGGACTCACAATACATACAAAACTTTCGTTCCCATGAGGAACGATAAATTATTGGACCTTTGCCAATGTATTTCTGACATTCGTTAATCGGAAAATAACCTTGACTAAATCCTGAATTCTTCTTAGGTTTGTTGTTCTTAATATTCATAGAGAATAAATACCACCGTCATCAGAAGATCCTGTTAGACTTATGGTTCCAGAATATTTCTTTGGGTGTAATTTATTCCAGCCTTTAGCGTATCCTTTCTTTGCTATTTGTGTATAATATGCAAACGCATTATTAGACTTTTCTGGATTAAATCTATCCCAATACTTAAATAAATCTAATTGTGCGAATGCTAAACAATCTAATCTATCTTCTGGGTTTTTGTATTTAAGTTTTCGTATTGCTCTTTCGGATAATAAGATTAACATTTCAATCGCTTCGGGAGTTAGTTTTCCTTGCTCCTTAGATTTGATAATCTCAGCGACTAAATCTTTATTTCGTAAATATACTTTTGCCATTTTCTTCTTTTAATATTAGTTATATGCCGGCAATCTGTACAAGTTTCAAATGGAGCCCCGAAGGACTCCATTCAAAATATATAAGGGTTCAAGGTTGGTTTAGATTTCTACCGAAAGATATTTCTTCTGAACTTCAATAATTTCATTTGAAGGAAGAATAATACTGATCATATCTTTAGTACCAGCTTGTGTATATTGTCCAGCATTAACTTGAACCTTAGTTCCAGGTCCATAAGTCTTAACCTTCATTTTAATTTCACCGGGTACATAATCTGCATCAGAAGCTTCATGAACCTCAACATTCTTTGTTTTGAACATTGTATTCAATTTAGCTTTTTCAGCCTCAAGTGCATCGCTAAGAATTTTCTTAGCTTCTTTAATCTCATCCATTTCATCTAATCCTAATTCAGAAATTTTAGAGATTTCGTTTTTAATATAATCGATACGCTCGTAAATGTCGTTTTCTTCCTTTTTGCGAGCTTCTTCGATTTTTGCTTCGCCTTCAAGTAAATCCTTAACGCTGTTTGTAATATCATAATCAACGAATTCCATTACCAAGTTAATTGCATCGGTAGTAGTTTCAGGCTTAACTAAAACGTTTTCGTTCATATATGAATTAATCTTGTTAACATAAACTCCATTATCAGTTTTGAATACGTTAACTTCAACACCTTCATAAACATTTGACTTAATAGTTTCTACAAAATCTAATTCGAACAATTTGTCAGCAGAATGTAAAGCATGCTCTAGAACTTTAATAGTTCCATATTCACCCGCTCTAAATTTACCGGTTGCCATCAATGCAGATGATAAATGATTTTCATCGATTTTAGCACCGTCTAATTTAACTTCTTTGGAGATGGTTCCATCTTCGTTTTCGTTGACTATAATATCTACGATACCATTATTCATTTTCATTCTCAAGCCTTCCTCTGTGAAAGTAAAGTTTTCAGCCAAAGAAACTAAAGAGGCAAACTCATTAGTAAGTTCTTCTTTACTAGCAACTCTGATTTCACCACTTTCGTTCATCGCATAAGCACGATTTCCAACAGCAAAAATAAATTCACCAGATTCGTTTTCAACGATAGGAGAAACAGGACGCTTATTTGTAAATCTATGATCAGTAGTTGTATTAACTCCATTCACAGTTTCAACCAAAGCAATTAATTCCTTAACACCAGGTACCCAAGAGTGAGTAGACATTTTGTTAGGAAGTCTTTTTCTCAATTCACCTTCAGAAAGATCTTTCATTTCTTCTAATGTGTTGATAGCAGCTGAATAAGTTCCTTTATTTCTATCTTTGTGTAAGTATTCTAAGGTGTTTAACACACCAAAAGAAACCTCGTTTTCTAAAACGAAATTTCTTGATTCTGCGATAAATGAATCGACTTGAGATAGCCAGTCGTATTGCTTCATTTCTGAAACACAGTCGGCTAAAATTGAATAGTCAGATCTAAGATCTAATTGACCGATATACTTTTCAACGATAGATTTAGAAGAACCATTGCGCTCATCTAAAGACTCGTATAAGTTTTCTAGTCTAGATCTCAAATTGAGATTTTCTAAAACTTGTGACATTTTGTTCTGTTTTTTTTATTAGCAAATTTAATTATATATCTTCAGTCTTTTTCAAGATATTAAGCGTATTTCTTCTGTAAAAGCTTTTTCGCAAGCTCTAAATTAGCTTTATCTTTAGGACTCAAAAGTTTTCCGGCTCTATTGATGTAAAACATTAATCTACTCATAGCTTGATCTAAATCTTCGCTATCTTTATGTAGAACATCTGCAATCTTAGCAGCAGGTTCTGTAAATAATCCTGCAGGTGGAGTCCATTTAGGTTTAACATCAGCACTCCATTTATCATCAGCCTCTTCTACTTTAGATTCATCAGCAGGTTCTTCAACCTCGATCTCATCACCAGTTTCCTCATCTTCAATATCTTCTTTATCAGTTTCCTCTTTACCATCAGCATCTAATTCAACCTC